ACCACTCTTAAAGATTACACAGCTGGTATAAAAACATGTTTATGGTACCAGAGAAAGAGTGGTGATGTTACAACTTTCATAGGAAATACTGTTATTATAGCCGCGTGCCTAGCCTCGATGTTACCGATGGAAAAACTGATTAAAGGGGCGTTTTGTGGTGATGACAGTCTGTTGTACTTCCCAAAGGGCTGTGAGTTCCCTGATATACAACAGGCTGCAAACTTAATGTGGAACTTTGAAGCCAAGTTGTACAAGAAAAAGTACGGGTACTTCTGTGGAAGGTACGTGATACATCATGATAGAGGTTGTATAGTATATTATGATCCTCTTAAGTTGATTTCAAAACTCGGTGCAAAACACATCAAGGATTGGGATCATCTAGAAGAGTTCAGAAGATCCCTCTGTGATGTTGCTGGCTCGTTGAACAATTGTGCGTATTACATGCAATTGGACGACGCTGTTGGGGAGGTTCATAAAACCGCCCCCCCTGGTTCGTTTGTTTATAAAAGTTTAGTTAAATATCTGTCAGATAAGGTTTTGTTTAGAAGTTTGTTTATCAATGGCTCTAACTGTTAGTGGTAAAGTTAGAATTAGCGAGTTTATCGACTTGTCTAAGTCAGAAAGGTTGCTGCCGTCTATGTTCACTCATGTTAAAAGCGTCTCTGTCTCAAAGGTTGACAAGGTCATGGTTAATGAAGAAGATTCTTTGTCAGAAGTCAACTTGTTGAAGGGCGTTAAACTTATAGATGGTGGTTACGTTTGTCTGGCTGGTCTAGTAGTGTCCGGTGAGTGGAATCTTCCAGACAATTGTCGTGGTGGTGTCAGCATCTGCTTGGTCGATAAAAGAATGCAAAGAGCGGATGAAGCGACACTTGGATCGTATTATACTGGAGCTGCAAAGAAAAGGTTCCAGTTTAAGATCGTTCCAAACTACGCAATTACAACTAAGGATGCGGAAAAGAACATATGGCAAGTCCTAGTTAATATTAGGAATGTCAAGATGGCTGGGGGTTTCTGTCCCCTGTCGTTAGAATTTGTGTCTGTGTGTATAGTTTATAAAAATAATATAAAATTGGGTTTGAGGGAGAAGATTACAAGAGTGGATGACGCAGGTCCCATTGAACTTACCGAAGAAGTTGTTGATGAGTTCATGGAGAGTGTGCCTATGTCAGTCAGGCTTGCTAAATTTCGAACCAAATCCTCAAAAAGAGGTCCGAAACATAATAGTAATAATACTAATGAAAGAAAAGGGCGGTCTAATTTCCGTAAGAAACAAGACCAGGAGAGTTATGGAGTTAGTGC